ATCTTCTCCGTACAATGTATTTATGCGTTACGATAAATACTATTGTTATGCCGAGACTCAGTTTATACAAACCCGAAAGAGGGAAAGATTATTCATTCTTAGATAAGACTATAACAGAGATGTTTACCGTTGGTGGTACCGACGTCTTTGTACACAAGTACTTAGGTCCTAAGAATCCAGATGAAGCAAGTGCTACGGCTGATCAGCCACAGTACAATGCTGTAAAAGAAACAAATATCCAAGATATGCTGTTTATGGAAAACAGGGATCGCAAATACGATCCAGACATTTATACAATGCGTGGCATATATAGTGTTTCTGATGTAGATTTTGATATGAGCCAATTCGGCTTATTCTTACAAAACGATATTATTTTTATGACTATACCAATTAATTATAGTGTAAAAACCTTAGGACGTAAAATCATGTCCGGTGATGTAATTGAATTACCCCATTTAAAAGACGAAAATGCACTTAATGATTATACTGTAGCACTTAAACGTTTCTACGTTGTTGAAGATGTAAACAGAGCAAGTGAAGGATTTTCGCCAACTTGGTATCCACATTTATATCGTGTAAAAATGAAGCAAATTGTTGACAGTCAAGAGTTTAAAGAGATACTTGATTTACCAGCAGAAGAAGGTTCATCACAAACTTTACGTGATGTTCTTAGTACATATGAAAAAGAGATGCAAGTCAACGATGCTATTATTTCGCAAGCAGAAGCAGATGCTCCTAAAGCAGGTTATGACACTAGTCATTTATATACTCTACAAGTTGACGATCGTGGAGTTCCAGAACTAGTAACAACAGATGCAACAGATCTTGATGCAAGTACACAAGGAGAATTAGCAGATAGAGTAAATCAAACTCCAGAACGTGAAGGATATACAGGATATCTTATTGGAGACGGTATAGCACCCAACGGAGAGGCATTCGGTAGTGGAATTAGTTTTCCTCTTACTCAAACCGAAGGTGACTATTTCCTTAGAATTGATATGTTGCCTAATAGATTATTTAGATATGATGGAAGAAGATGGGTCAAGATGGAAGATAATGTAAGAATGACTATGACAAACACTAATACAAAACAAACACAAAAAGGTACGTTTGTTAACAACACAAAAGAATCAACAATTGGTGGCGATACTGTAAAAGAAAGACAGGGGTTAAGTCAAGCACTAAAAGCTAAGGCAGATAATTAATGCAACATTTTTATGACGGACAAATAAGAAGATATCTTACTCAGTTAGTAAGACTATTCAGTAATTTTTCATATAAAGACGGCGACGGTAAAATAGTCCGTGTGCCTGTAATGTACGGAGATATTACACGTCAAGTTGGTCATATTTTAAGAGATAATTCTGAAAACAAAGTACCTAGTGCTCCACGTATGGCAGTATACATTACAGGATTAGAGCAAGATAGATCACGTACTAGTGATAGTTCATTTACTAGTAAGGTGCATATTAGAGAACGAGCATATGATGATACTGGCAAAGAATATTTAAACACGCAAGGCAAAAATTATACAGTAGAACGTATAATGCCTAGTCCATATACGTTAAATGTTAATGTAGATATTTGGTCAACAAATACAGATCAAAAATTACAAATTATGGAACAACTATTAATGTTGTTTAATCCTAGTTTAGAAATACAAACAACTGACAACTATGTTGATTGGAGTAGTTTAACTAGTGTAGAATTAACTGGAACAAATTTTAGTAGTAGAAGTATTCCAATTGGTACAGAAAGTGAAATTGATGTTGCACAGCTTAGTTTTACAACACCTATATACATTAATATGCCTGCTAAAGTTAAAAAGCTAGGAATTATAACAAATGTAATAATGAGTATATTTGACGAATCAAATGGTAATGTTGCTTTAGGAATTAGTACACCTGAACTAAAAGCATACTCCGATAGTCCAACAGAAAGAGCGGCAATGGATAAACAAACTGATCGTATTCAACGAGATTCTTTAAACGTTTCAGTTAGTACTGCTACTTACAAAGACTACGACATGATTGTTATGAATAATATTGCACAATTAATTGATCGAGGAAAAACAGGTACAGTAACCTGGACTAGGTTAATTGAAGCATTACCAGGTGAATATAGAGCAGGATTATCACAGTTGCAACTACAGCGTAAGCTATTAGTAGGCGAGGATACAAGTATAAGTGTTAACGGATCAGTAACTATTAATACACTAGACGAAAGTCAATTAGTTGTTGCTTGGGACGAAGACACTATTCCTACAAATACAAATTTAAATTCACCTGCAGGTAGAAATAACACAGGATCAATTGACTTTATTATTGATCCAGGAACATATAATCCTACTACTACTAAAGCGGCAGGACTAAGATTATTACTACTTGGTGCTATAAACACTAGTTCTAACGTAGGTGCCGCAGGATATGACGGGCCAGATGCATGGAAAAATGCAGATAATTCAGACTTTGTAGCTGGTGAAAATGACATTGTAGAATGGGACGGCACTGCTTGGCATGTAGTATTTGATGCTAGTGCAGATGACGGAACAACAACAAAATATATTACCAATTTAAACACAGGTGTACAGTATAGATGGACTGGCACTGAGTGGATACTTTCCTTCGAAGGCGAATACCGAAAAGGCACCTGGCGACTGTCACTCTAAAATAAGTACTTGCATGAGCCAAGAAATTATATGCAGTGGTGCCTTGTTTTATTCACTTAAAACACAACGGTTTTTATTATTACATCGCACACAAAGCAAACAAAAACATGTATGGGGATTAGTAGGCGGTACTAACGGCAAGAATGAAGCTCCGTGGCCTGCTCTCCAACGAGAAATACACGAAGAAGTCGGTGAATTGCCAGACATAATCAAAACTATTCCTTTAGAAACTTTTATTAGTACAGATGAAAAATTTAGTTTTCATACATATTTGTGCATACTAAAAGACGAATTCCTTCCAAAGTTAAACGATGAACATGATGGATATGCCTGGGTTAGTTTTGGAAGATGGCCTAAACCATTACACATGGGATTACGCAACACATTACAAAGTAAAACTAATCAAACTAAGTTTGAAACAGTGTTTAGTTTAATTGATTATTTAGAACAGGATAAAAAATGAAGCAAATCGAAAACATTACAATAGTTGGTGGTGGATCTGCGGCATGGTTAGCGGCCGCATACATTCGGCATAATATGTGGGACGTTCCGTTAACAATAATTGACAAGGAAGTAGGCACGCCAATAGGTGTTGGTGAAGCAACTGTGTTAACTTTTCCTTCTTTTCTTAGAGAGTGCGGATTGCATGAAAGAGATTGGTTTACACAAGTAGACGGATCGTATAAAGCAGGTATTAACTTTCCAGGATGGAAGAAGCCTGGTAATACTGTATGGCATCCGTTCTATCTTAATAAATCATATCTTGACCAAGCAATGACACAATATGATGTTTGGGCAGATTTAGGCAAGCGTGAAACCTTTCAAGAGCTGGCTTTACCCTGTTATAAAACAACTATGGATAATAAAATTGACATACACCATGCGTATACAACACTAGCATATCACATTGATTGCGGAAAATTAGTAAAACGTTTACAAGAAATATGTCAAAGAGACATGAATATTATTAAGAGCGAAGTTGTAGATGTTATTAGAGATGACGAAGGATATATTACTGAGTTAAAGTTAGCAAACGGTCAAACACACAAAGGCGACTTCTTTATTGATTGTACAGGATTTGGTTCAATATTAAAAAAACAAGATAGAGTTGAGTTACTTGGTAAAGGAAGATTGTTTACAAACACTGCTGTTGCTGGACATGTTGAGTACGAGGATATTGAAAAAGAACGCACACCATATGTAAACTGTCCTGCTGTAGATCATGGTTGGATTTGGAAAATTCCTACACAAACACGTTTAGGTAGTGGCATGGTATTCAATAGAGATATCACTGACATTGATACTGCTAAACAATATTTTAGCGATCATTGGAATGGCCGTATTAAACCAGAAGATATGAAAGTTATTGACTGGAACCCGTACTATAGTAAAAACTTTTGGGAAAAGAATGTTGTTTCAATTGGCCTAAGTGGCGGATTTATTGAGCCGTTAGAGAGTACAGGATTAGCAAGTATGACAACAGGTGTTCAAGAACTTGCAAAAATGATACCCCAACAATGGTATGATGATGCTAGAATTAGTACATATAATAATTATATGATGGATTGGTATGATGATGCTGTTGATTTTATTAACAGTCATTATGCTGATACTGAATGGGATACACCTTTTTGGAATTTTGTAAAAGAAACACATGTAAAATCAGACAAACATAAATTTTATGAACGTTGGTTAAAGGATCCTAAAAGAAGTTTTTACTCTAGAGTAGATTCAGTTACACTATTTCATCCACCTAATTGGCAACTTTGGTTAATACAAATGGGATATCCAACAAACGTTGACTTATCAAGGATACCAAAATTAGATCTAGAAGCTCAACAACAAGAGTTTATTAAACAAGAATACCTAAGACATATAGTTAGTATGTCACACTCTGATGCAATTGAAACTACTAACTTAGGTGTTGACTGGTTCTCAAAAGCTATGAGTCGTACAGATAGAGACACAATGATATGAAAATAGTTATTGTAGGTGGAGGTACAGCCGGTTGGCTAGCGGCTCTAATGATTTCAAAAATTAAGCCCGAAAACACAGTAACAGTCATTGAAAGTTCAAAGATTGGTATCATAGGTGCAGGTGAGGGATCAACAGGATCACTAACAAATATTATCCACAATGAAATGTGGGACTTTGGTTGCAACGAACAAGACTTCATTAAAGAGTGTGATGCTACAATTAAATTAGGTATCAAACATATTGGTTGGGGATCTGACAAAAACAAACATTATTATGGTCCTATTGACGGTACACCAACTAGTAATGATGTTGTTGACCTTGTGTTTCAACATGCTTTAGGTTGCAGAGATCAAGACCTATTACATATTGCTACTGAACTTGGGTATAAAATACATCATAATAAAAATAGTTTTGTTGAGCCTGCAGGCAATCATGCATATCACTTTGATGCACACAAAGTAGGCCAATATTTTAAGAAGATTTGTGAATCTGTTACACATATTGACAGTGAAGTTGAACAAGTTATGCTTGAGTCAGACACTGGATTTGTAGAGTCAGTTAAGTTAAGTAATGGCAATACTGTTGAAGGCGATATGTTTATTGACGCTAGTGGATTCAATCAAGTGCTTATGAAAGCAGTAGGCGGAAAATGGAAAAGTTATAAGGATAATTTGCCTGTAAACAGTGCATTACCATTTCTTTTACCGTATGAGGATAATGAAGTTATCCAACCTGTAACCAATGCATGGGCACAAAATAATGGTTGGTGTTGGCAAATACCTACAAAAAATAGACGTGGTTGCGGATATGTATTCAGTGATGAATTTGTTACAGCTGACCAAGCACATGCCGAACTTGAGCAAACAATTGGACGTAAAGTTGATCCAATTAGACTACTTAAATTTGAATCAGGAAGGCAAGAAACACTTTGGATTAAGAATGTTTTATCAATTGGATTGTGTGCGGCCTTTGCAGAACCATTAGAAGCAACAAGTATACACACAACAATTATGCAATTAAAAGATTTTGTGTTTAGTTGCTTATCTACCAACAGAGATATTACATGCAACGAAGGAACTGTTAACAAATACAATAATGACAAAGCTCATATGTATGATACAACAAGAGATTTTTTAGTAGCACATTATACATGCGGACGCAATGATACAGAATTTTGGAAGTACATTGACAGTGGAGCAACAACTACAGAGTTTGTAAAATCAATACACGAAGTTTGCAAACATAGAGTACCTAACATGACATTATTCCCAAGACCAGAAGGCGGAGCAGGATGGCCTTTATGGAGTTATGTACTTGCAGGCACAGGCAAATTAACATCTGAAGTTGCTGAAAGAGAATTAAATTTTAATAATGATATAGATTTTAGTGACAGTGCATATCGTTATCATGTTGAAGTTTTTGATCAACATATTCAGAATTTACCAAACAATACAGATTATATAAGGAATATGTAATGAAAGTTTTAGTACTTGGCGATGTAATTATCGACAAATATATTTACGGTACGTCTACACGTATTAGTCCCGAAGCACCTGTACCTGTTATAACTTATATTGAAGAAAAAGAAACAAAAGGCGGCGCAGGACTTGTATATGAAAATTTAAAAAGTTTAGGTGTTGACGTTGATATGTTTGAAACACTAGGACCAGTAAGTGTTAAAACTAGAATAATTTGTGACGGACATTATATTACACGCATTGATGATGATAAACCAGCAAAGGGAATGGAAGTACTAAAACAAGTACAAGAAACTGACTTTTCAAAATATGACTATATTGTATTAAGTGATTACAATAAAGGCGTCTTAGATGAAGCAAGAGAAATTATTAAACATATTAATACATTTAATTGTAAAGTAATTGTTGATCCTAAAGAAAATCAGTGGTTCTACGAAGGTGCTTGGTTGGTAAAACCTAACTACAGTGAATTTGAATCGTTGGAGTTTGACAATTGGCAAGGTAATATTATTACTACTAATGCCGGCGAAGAAGTTGTTGCTACTATTGATG